CCCAAACTTGAATGTTTCCCCGTCTGTAGTACGACGGTCCTGTGGTATTTGAGTCGGCCATTTCTTAACGATGTTTGATAACGAGTTGCCCAGCACAAAGTTCTGACGCTGGAGTGCAAGGAATATGGTGATCACATCTTCCAGCTTTGTATCTGGATGACGTAATGCATTCTCAATCTGTTTTAACTTGAACTGTTGCTCCATCGTCATTTCGACTATCGGAGCTGGGAGACCAAAGTCTTGGTTCTTGATTGGTGAAATCATAATCTTCCACTTGAAGGATCTTTGCGAGGCGTGCATTCTTCAATGCGTCTTTCTCTGTGAGACCCTTCTCAAGAAAAGTCTCTAGTACTGTTTGCCAGGTTTCTCCCTTCTCGGTAAGGAGTGCGTCTGCTCTCTTGATACCGATGGTGGGTACACCTGCATACCCATCTGTTTGGTCACCTGCCATTGTCTGGATCAGATGCCAACGATCACCTTCTTCCTTGGTGATCCATTCCACACCATCACTTAGGTTGTACAACTCACCAGGGATCTGTCGCATGTCCTTATCGGGACTGCAGATGATGTGGCCTTGCTCCTTGGTAGCGTAGATACCGATGGCATCATCAGCTTCCAAGGTAGGCATCACTACAACCGGATACTCCTCCTTGAGTTTGTTGATGACCCTTTTGTAGCCGCACGGCTTCTTTCGGTTTCTATGTCCTTTATAGTTATGATCGACCAGTTTACGAAAGTTGCTAGAATCAGAAAAGAACAGAATAGAATCGTCAAAATAGCCTAGGTCTTTTGCAATGTTGTACAGCTCACGCTCTACGTATTCGTAGGCTTCAGAGAATCGACTGGTGACAGTGATGATGTCATCACCCCAGTCAATCTCTGTCTCAGTTGCTGCACAGCATTTGTATACGATGTAATCAGCGTCAATAAGGAGACTCATTTACCTTGTCCCCGGCTGAGCTTTCGCCCACGCTTCGGGAGACTACGAGTTCCGTTTCCTTGGTGGGTATGTTTGAACTTGGCACGAGATTGAAACTCAACCCGACCAAGAGATGTCTTTGATTTTACTGCCATGATTAGTGTACTTCACTCCAATCGTTCCCTGACTTAGCATCAGCAGCGATTGGTATACGTAGGTTGTAGTATTCCCCGGCAGAGGCAGCACCCCAGAGGAGTGCAAACTTCAAGTCTTCTACGTGCTCGGGTGTCGTTTCAAACTGCAGTTCGTCATGTACGAACGCAAGTTGGTGAGCTTTGATGTCAGCTCGGATGATTGCCTCATGTGTGAGAGCAAGCCAGCGCTTTGCAATTACTCCGGCTGATGATTGCAGCAAGTAGTTCAGCGACTTATGCGGCGAGTCAACGCTGATATGGCGACCGTCGATGGCACGGATGTGACCTCGGTTAGCAGCTTTCTTGGTAGCTTCCACAAGGTCCCGAAGACCTGGAATAGCATCCATGTAAGCTTTCCTAATCTCCTGTCCTTTCTTCTTTGCCTTGTCCGGGGAAAGGCTTTGGTCGTATGACAAGCCGATCTTTTGGTTACCAGCACCATAGAGGAATGCGTAAGTTACAGTCTTGACAAGACGACGACTGATGCCGATCTTGTCTGCGTTCTCTTGGTGGATGTCTCCATTGAGAAGTACATCCCCATATCGACCACCATCCCAGCGTGCTAGGTAGTGAGCCAACATTCGTAGCTCAATACCAGCTAAGTCGGCACCAACCATCACCATGCCAGGAGTTGCACGGAACAGCTTTCTAAACTCAGCTTCAGCAGGCACCTGGGCTAAATTCGGCTTACGGTGTGCGCATCTATGAGTGTTGGTGGCAACGGAGCAGTGATGATGAATCCTGTCGTTACGTACTAGCTTGAGCCATGCATTAACTCCTTCAGTCAGCATCCCAATCTGCTTAGTAAGTTCTAAGCAACGGAAGAACTGAAGAGCAATCTCTGACCCAATGTCCTTCAGTACGATCTCATCAACAACAGGCTTGCCTTTGTCTGTTAGTTCAACAGGTTCCCAACCATAGAACTTCTTAAGGATGTAAGCGATGTGATCCCTACTTGTAGGATTCATCTCTTTCAGTCTTGTGAAAGTAGCTCCGGTAAAGTATCCCTGTGTTGAGTTAGGTCTCTTAGGAGTGAACTCTTCCCCAAGTATGAAAGGATGCCTGTTGCGTAGTACCGCTTTAAGTGATTCAAGCTCTCGTCTGAGAGTTGATTCAAGTTCCCATGCAGCAGGCTCATCAAAGTACCATCCATGAATTTCTTGTTCAGTTAATATCTGAGCAACCCTGTGCTCTAATTGCACCCATTCAGGTATTTGTGGAAATGTTTCCAAAGTTTTCTAGTAACGTTTACGTCTTGGACCATGTAGTCCTCCATCTCTTGCGACCAGTCCTTCCAGTCGGTTGTCTTACCAAAGCAGCCCTTGTACTCACCTAACCTGTAACCGTAGGCTTCCAAGCTGTGTCTACCCCATAGCTGTACTGGCATGTGTTTAAATTTGCGTTTCTGATCAGTCTTCAGAAGATCAGCGTTATAAAGACGACTAAGGACCAGAGTATCCAGAACCCTACCCACGTTGGAAAACCAAGGATAGAGCTTACGAATAACAGGGAGATCGTAACCAATAATGTTATGACCCACAATAGTATCTGCGTCTTCAAGAAGCTGAAGACCTTTAGTAATTGGCTGCTGAGTCCCGACATCATTGAAGACATACGTCTCCTCAGTGTTGAGATCATGGATACCAATGCAGTGGATGCAGGTAACATCATTGTATAAACCGTCTGTTTCGATATCAAAGATAAGCGTCATTCCAATGCCGGATTACACCAGCGACAATAAATAGGTTGGTAATGAAGATAAGTGTGTTGAATAGGAGGTTAAGACTTAGCAGCTTTATTCGCTGCTGATCCCTCCCAAGTGAATGTCTTGTCGATAAACTGTGCTTTTTCAACGGCCTCAGGTGTAGGCGGATTAGGTCGCTTCAACTTAGCTTGGTAATCAATAACATCAACAAACTGCTTTGACCATGCGTCAGGACAATCAACCCAAGGCTGATCAGAACTCGGACACGTCGAACTCTTCTTCTGCTTCAGTTTCATAGAATTTACAGGTGGATAAGTCGTAGCTCAGTCGGCACGCGACGCCAACCTCGCCTGAATAGCGATTCTTAAGGACTCGCACAGTCGTATCACTTCCAGTAGATGTGCTCTGCTGGTTTCTTTCGAGTGCAATAACTCCGTCAGAGAGCTGTGCAATGGCCGCAGATCCTCGCAGCTGTCCCAAAGTGACGCGAGCACCCTCTTCGTGGTTTTGGTCACTTGTAGTACGTCGTAGGTGTGAAACAAGGAATAGTGCGATACCTGTTCTCTCTACCAATGAACGCAGACGTGTCATTGTCTGATCGATCATCTTGCGCTCATCACCGTCAAGACCACTCAGCAGAATGGACAAGTGATCAAGGAAGATTACCCTTGTATCAAGACCCGCTGCCAGGTACTCAATTCGGTTGTAGATGATATCAGGATCAAAAGAACCAAAGCCATCGAAAAGAAAGAGATTCCAGTTAGCAAGAGTTGCTTGATACGCTTCGGTGAGAGTAGATCGTTCATGTTCGCCAAGGTGTAGTGATTTACCAACTGCTGCGGACATCAGTCCGAGAGCTGTACGACGGTTAGATTCTTCAAGTGCCAGGTAACCGACCCGTTCTCCTTTACGTAACAGGTCAGTTGCGAGTTCACGACAAAAGGATGACTTCCCGATTCCGCTTCCTGCAGTAATCGTGACAAGCTCTCCATACCTGATCCCGTGAAGCTTTGCTTGCAATCCTTGAAACGGATAGTCATGATTAGATGGTGGTGATGGTGTGGTTACAAGCTCTAGGAGTGACTTCCCATCAACGATCCCATCTGGACGGTAAGGTTTCGCATCCCAAATAGCGCGACGAACCGCCTCAGGGTCATTGGCAGAGAGGGCGTCTGACGCATCTTTGTAATCGCCTTGGAGCGATGCAATCTTGCACTTGCCAGGTGGCAATACGCTTGCTGCTTCCTCCGTCGCCTTACGGCCTGCCTCGTCATTGTCGAAGAACAGGACAATCTCCTCATAACCCTGGAGCCATTCGTAAGCCCGTTGAACCGACTTCTTGGCCGTACCGGCACCGCCAGGTAGAGACACCATCGGCCACCCCGACATAACTTCTTGACATGAAGCTGCATCGAGTTCCCCTTCAGTGATAACGACTCGTTTTCCAGAGGAGGGAAACAAATGTTGTCCAAAGAGGGTTCCAGGGACTTCTCCTTCATAACTGAATACTTTGTTCTTGGTCTTTACTTTGCAGCCTTTAAGGATTCCAGAGCTGTCGAAATAATGGAAGCGTAGAACGTCCCCATCTCTGTAGATCTTGTACTGTTGGCAGACCTTTTCTGAGATGCCGCGCTTTGGTAGTCTTTCTGCACTTCCTTTGAGGTGGACATTAGATGACATTTTATGAGTGTGAACAACATTTACTCCAGTGCTGTATGTCTCGCACTTGAAGCAATAGGAGTGGCCATCTGAATACAAGCTATTGGCATCAGATGATCCGCAGTGATCACACGGCAAGTGCCTCACGAACTCGCTTTCGGAGTGCTGTGTATGCTCGTGCTTGCTCATCGTGATATTCAAACCATGAATCAATGGCGCGGTAGAAACCTTCAATTAGGTTCTTGGTTGTGTCGGGATCCTTTGCGTCCACATCGGCAAGTAGATCACCAAACATCTCTGCGTAAAAGTCAGGTGTGCCGTACTCGTAGTAACTCATTTCTGCTGGTGGTAGGTGTTGATCAGTTCTTCATACCCATCCAATGCATCCTCGAAGCCTTCGATGATGTCGTTGGGAGAAGTGTATTTATCGAGTGCCATGATCAGATTCATGGCTAGGTCTTTAATTAGGTCTATGTCAGCCATTCGACTGGGATTGAATGAAAGGCACACCACTTGAAGCCGTGCTTTTCAGCCCAAGTGGCGTACGTTGTCTTACTGCCTTTGTAGATCTTGTTATACGGTGCTTGAAAGACGAAGCGAATATCTAACTCGGGATTCGCATTCTTCACTGCTTTCATCTTCCTTCGGTCTTCCTCCGTTAGCTGTCCCTTTGTTTCGAGATAGACACCATTCGGTAAAAGAAAGTCTGGAGTGTAGTTGCATTGAAGGATGTAGGGAACCTTGGTTGATTCATATTCGTAGGTAACTCCCAAGCCTTGGAGAAGATCAGCGACCTTCTCTTCAAGACCTGAACGGAATTTCATTAGAACTCCATGTCGTCTTCGTCGATCTCTTCAGTCACTTTAGGGGTGACGTTTGGTTCGGATGTCTTATACCCTTTGGTCTGGCCAAAGATGGCAGCGACCTCGACTTCATCAAGATCACCAGTATCAACACCAGCTGTGCCGTTGACCGTGATTACTTGGATACCGACAAGCTTGAGGCTTGTTCCATAGGTAATACCATCCTTCAGAATGTATGGTTTCTGACGGAAGGCAAGTTTCACCTTTGAGCCACTGTAAAGCGGAGTGTTCTCATCAGTGACTGGCGTCCCTTCACTATCTACGACCGGAGGTTTGGTCTCCTCATTCCAGCTGAACTTAACCTTGTACTTACCGTCAGCTACCTCTTCCCAAGGCTCAGGCTTGAGAGTAGAACGCTTAGGGTTCTTCAGTTTTGATTCTGCCCACTTGAGGCTTTCAACGCGATCCTCTTCAAGCTTCTCTACAAGACCACTATCAATAACAGTAGCCAAGGAATAACCAAACTTAGAGGGTTTCATCACAGCCTGGAAACCTTCAAGGACAACAGGCTGTTGGGTAACGTGGATGGATTGTGCCATTAACAAAAGAAATAAGTGGATTCAATTACGGATTCCGGTTCAAGGTCTCCAATAATCGGTGGTTCGCTCTCCGCTCCTATCTGTCGGGCGAAGTCGCGTAAGTAATCGTGCTCTGCAAAGAGATGCATGTACGTCTCTCGTACCAAGGTGGACAGGACGGACATATCAGTGGCTCTGCAAAGCACTGAGTCATGGATCAATGCAATCGGTGCATCGAACCGAAGTGTGGATAGGTGAAGGAGTGAGGCATCTAATGAGTGGATAAGGTTGGGAGCAGTGGCGTTCTTGTGGTGGTTGATGTCAACCTTTCCACTGTCTTCTTTTTTCACAAGGACCTTGCACCTTGCCTGACCCAAGAGTTGCAGTCTTATTGATTGAGAGTCATACTTATCTAGTCTCTGATGAACAACAAAGCCA